GGAGTACATACTTGTCAACTTCGCCTGCACTGATGCCAAGCATTTTACAGATATACGCGCACAGATATGCGGCGTTCTGTTTAGTCTTTTCGGAAATCTTATAATTTCCGGCGGTACAGCACATCTCAATACAGATACTGTTTGCATTTCTGCAATATGCGTGTTTATATGTCTGCGCTCCACAATGCCATGCTACAGAATTTAACGGTACACTCTGGTAGATTTCCGTATCATCCACAAACAAATGGGCGGATGCATTTCTTCCGGCTCCACCGAAATAGTTTGCATTCGCCCTTGCTGTGTCCTTATTATTTCCTGTGTAATGCATAGTCACGTATGAAGCATCTCTGCTTGACCTGCTGCTGTAATTATCCAGGTTGCATCTCAAATCAGATTTGATTTTAATTCCATTGATAACGGCTGAAAGCCATCCTGTTGTAATCGTCTTTCCCATGATAGATGTTCCTCCTTTTCCAGACGCATATTTGTCATAAAATTTCTGTCCGCATTCGGCTCTTTCTTTTTGTACGGAACTTCCCTGGTTTGCCGGTTTTTCAAAATTAAGCAGTACGGCATTTGATGCCTGGGAAACGCTCGTTGCTGTTTTCAGCACGTTCAGCACAGATTTATAGCTGCTGCTCAATTCCTGTATAAGAAATTCGAGTTGCATTTCCAGGTCACCGATGGAGGCTCCCTTTTCCTGCGCATACTTCTGCAGGTTTTGTTTTCTGCTCCAATACGTCCACTGCGCAATGCCGTATCCTGCTTTGTCATGTACGAAATTCTGATAATCGCCATTGTCTACGGATGTTGTGTAGGTATCATCCGTAAATCCCAGTATTTTCTCGTAGGTATTCTGCAAGTTAATAGGGCTCAACCCACTTTCTCGGTCCAGATTTCCCATCAAACCTGCAACACCAAATGGATTAAGCCCCTTGCTTATCAGAAAATTCCAGATGCGCTCTTCATTGCTATTTCCTTTGAGCGACATGGTATCATCTCCTGTCTTTTATTCAGTTTTTGTTGTCTGTTCGTCTACTGCTTCGATTACGATTCCTGCGTTTTCCTCCATCTTCATCTGCTTGACAGCCGCTTCAATCAAAATGTTAAGCTGTTCATCAGTAATGGAAATATTCTTTGCTGTCAGCATTTCTTTTAGCAGGTCAGTAACAATAGCTTTTTTCTCGGCTCCACTCTTTGATGTGAGTACCTGCTGCGCGTATAGTACGGCCTGTGTAACCATCTTTTCGATGGCTGCCATCTTATCCTGCTCGATTCTGCTTTTAAGCCAAGGAATAACGTATCTGGCAATCACAGCCACGCAAACCATAATCAGTAACTTTAATGCTTCAAAAATAATGTCATTCATCCTCTGTTGTCCTCCACATTTTCTATGTTTTCATTTTCACTGTTACTGGTCCCCATATACCGGGAACCCTTGCCGCCAAAATCGTTGTATTTGAATATGTTTTCAACACCTGCTTTGACTATGTTCGCCCCCACCACAATTCGGAACGTTTCATTCGTTTCGCTTATAAGAGTATCTAGGTAGCTGAATTGCCCGGTTTCCTTTATCGCAACCACAATCACGACCAGGGAATACAGCCAGTTCAGCACATACAATACCGACAGGCAGTTCACAATCATTTTGGTATGCTCCCACATCCAAAGAATGGCGGCTTTACTTTTATTTTTAGTAACTCTTCTTTTCCTCACTCCGCAACCTCCAATCAGTAAAGTTGATGTAAAGCCTGGGAGTTCAGGAAATCTTTCTGTTCATGCTTCACTTTCTGAGCATAATCCAGGGCGGCGTGCATATCTCCATTGCATTTCGCATCAGGGATACGCTGTACCGCTTTTGCTGTGGCTTCTCCGAGCGCAAGCGAGGCATTTATGCAGTTGATGATGCACAGCTCGCCCTTTTCTCTCGCCTGTTCCCTCTCGTCCTGCTCTTTCTGCCTTTTCTTGCGTTCCTCCTTGTCCAGCTCCTCTCGCTTCTCCATGTGGTGTTCCAAGCACCAAAAGCAAAAACCTGTGATTGCCGATGGAATCCCTATGGCGATGGCTAATGAAAATAAATCCATTGTCCTATACTTCCTTTCTCTCACTCCAACAAATCCCGGTAGTCAGCCGGTGCGTCCTGCGGAGTAAGGTTGTAATCCTCAATTATTTTCTGAATAACAACACTGAAAATGGCATCCGTAAGCGCATCCTCGAAAGGACGGTACGAATGCCATATCAAATGGTTATGCAGGTTGAATAATTTTTCTTCATTCTCCTGCTCTTCTGTATTCAGATGTAATTCCCTTGCCGCATCCTCCAACCGGTCAAAGTTGTAATATTCTGACAAGGGCGGTATCGATATTTTATTCATAAGGCATTATGCCAGGTGGACTTCTGCAAAGCACCTGCTTTTTCCCTCCTCTTACTGGTATTCCTTTCCGGTAATCTCCGTATATTCTTCTGCTGTGATTCTCTTTTTCTTGACAGCATTTTTTACCATGGCGGCGTTCCAGAAACCGCTGTCATGGTAACCTTTGATGTCCTCAAATTTAGGACTGTGCTGTACTTCCTGCGCCTGTTCCATGTTCTGTGTATCACTCATCGTCTACGCCTCCCATTTCGTTTTTATCTTCTGTCGGAATATCAATATCTGCCATCATAGCCAGATAATCAATCGTGGCTGCCTGCTCTGCAACTGTTGCACGCAGGTTTTCATTCGCCCGGCTATCATAAATACTGCCGTCCATCTGCTTAATTCTCATTGTCAGTTACCTCCGTTTCTTGGTCATTCCATAAACTCTTGTAAAATTTGTCCATGCGGCGTATAAGGTGAAAGGAATTTCCTTTGCTCGCATGGCTCCTCCATGCTTGATAACAGTCATCTACTTTCGCCTTTGTGATTTCGCCTCTTTTGGCTTTCCTCACCAGCTTACGGAGCTTTCTGCGCCTTTCTTTGACTTTCTCCGAGCTGACTGTCATGATAACTTTTCCAGTATCCGTCAACCGATACTTGAATCCCAGGAATGTAAAGCCCTCTTTAATGCTGAATACTTTCGTTTTCTTCGAGTTGTACTCCATTCCCCTGCTTGCAAGGTATTTCTCATTTATCAATTTTAGGTTTTCCAGATATTCTTTTGATGGATGGAACAGTGTTGAATCATCCATATATCTGCCGTAATCCTCGGCTTCGGTCTGCTCCCTCATCATATGGTCGTACTCACTTAGAAATGTAATACCGGCTATCTGTATCATTTGGCTGCCAGGATTATATCCCACATCCCCTGCGTACTGTCCGTCAAGAACAGTTGCAGTCTGCTCATACAGCCAATCGTCCAGTTTATCCCGGAACAATTCTTTTGTAAGGTCATGCCTCATATTCGGGTAATATCCATGAATGTCGCATTGTAAACCATAGAAATCTGTGCCATATTTCCGGTACATCCTTTGCAGAAATATTTTCATTCTATCCCTTGCATCGTCCGTTCCCTTTCCTTTCTGGCAAGCCCAATTATCACGAATGAGCTGTTTTGTCATAATCGGGTATAGAGCGTTATCATTCAAACTCCGCTGATATACCCTATCCCGAAAGCAAGTACTTATTATGTCCCTGGGTTTCGGTGATGTTATCTTAAATTGTGTTGTCGGCCTTGCTTTATAGGTTCCCTTTTCAAGCTCTTCGCTCAATTTGTAAGTTTCCTCCATGCTGTTAAGCACATAATGAGCAACCGAACCTTTCCAGGTAACCCCTTTCTTACTTTTCATCATTGAATCGTACAAGGCATCGAAACCGATTATCTCTTCTCTATCCACGTAATTTGAATTATTGTCCATAACGTATATAGCAGTACCAGTCCTTTCAAGGGCTGACTGCATCGCTACAGTGGTGTTTTGCCATTCGGCAAGGATAAGAACTCCTTGTGTTAGATTGGTCGGAGCACCACCTCTGTGAGGCAGCCGTATGTCCTAAATACCACACAATCCGGAGCGCAGCGATTAGCCCAGTTCGCGTTGTTGTTGTTGACGTTACCATCGGAGTTCACATACCACGTATTGTTCGAGTTGCCCCGATTAGCCGAGCGCAGGCGGACGTTCTGCGTTTCAGTCCTCATCCCTGTATAATAAACACTATTTCCGTTGTTTTACGGCATAGCGTTCACTATCGCTTTCATTCCAGTTTCGTATCATTCCCCGGATTTTTAATACTTTACCAACCCAGTATTTGACACGCTTTGATTTCAGGTGAAACGAGGATTTTGCGATGCCTATGAGTGCTAAAAGCCTGTTGCAATTTCTTGCGGCTCTTAACTGTAGACGGCTCCTCTCCTCCCAGTTGCTATCGCCACGTTTCTGTACTCTGATATTGTTTGCGTCCCATGAATCTATGTAAATATTCTTTGCGGTTTCCACAATATCGTCCGTAACGCAGCCTTTATATTCTGGAAGAAATATTTTCTCATTTCTTGTAATCTGGAGCGTATATGTCACAAGGTCCAACTCGTGCATGAATACGTCCATCTTACATGGTCGTCTTTCTCCCTCTGGTACTGCCATCTTGATTCCTCCTTTCAAAAAATATCCCGGCATCCGTGGGTGCCGGGGATTAAAACGATTATTCGATTAGCAAAGCCAACAAGCCGGAGCGCAGCGACGAGCCCAGTTCGCGTCGTAGCCGCCGACGTTACCACCGGAGTTCACATACCACGTACCGTGCGAGTTGCCCCGATACGCCGAGCGCAGGCGGACGTACTGCGGCGAAGTGTGATTCTCAATCGCAAATGTACGAATCTGCGGATAAGTCTTGTACTGCTGCATTTTCTCCGCCATACCGGATGCACGTTTCCAGTATTCCCATACATCGTCCTCGCCAGCTTTCTGCGGATTGATTGACATTGCCTCCAAACTCGGCAGGAACACTTTATCGTAAGTTACCTCAATACCGTCCGTATCTCCATTGTCTGTAAGAGTGTTCTTCCAGGTGGATACTTTCGTTGCTTTCAATCTCTTTGTAAATTCCTCATCGAATCCGGTAAGAAATCCATGCTTTTCTTTGAGCTGGTCCGGTGTACGGTCAAAATTGTGCTGTGGTGTCCACCACTTACCGTTTGCCTCTTCGGAATTAAGCCACTGACGCATAGCACTCTGCGCCCAACGGTTATATCCGTAAGCTGTGCTCTGCAATCCATTCAATGGCGATGTCGGTTTGAAAGATAATGTACCAAGGGCGGTTCCGCCTGTTCCCTCCACCATCGCTACAGTTTCGATAGGGTCTGTTGCCGTATTGCTCTCGAATGAATATACTTTCCATTCGCTCGGGCTGACATCCGGTGCTCTGTATAATCCTGCAAGCTGTCCTTTCGCTGGTACAGGCTTCGTAAGCGTGAACTGGTATGTTTTACCCTTTACGCAGTTATTTCCCCAGGTATCACCGATAATGACATTGTAGGTTCCTGCCGGCAACTGCTCCTCGCAATACTTAAACGCCTGGAACTGGTTGAACTGCACGCCAAAAGGCGTTGCATAATGCCACTGTACCAACATTCCAGGTACAGTTTCGCCATCCGCAAGTGTGACATCTCCAAAATGTACCACATCAAGCGGACACTCATATGTTTTTCCGGTTGCTTTGTCGGTCCATGGTAAAATAATCTGGTCGCCATAATTAAAAACCTGGCTTGCATTTCCTGACTGAACCACTGCAAACACATCTGCAATGGAAGTCGGTTTGTAATTGTACCCACTGGCAATCGCTGTGAGTAATTCGTTCTGTTTCTCCATCAATCCAAGAAACTGCTGACCGGTTTTATCCAACAGCATCGGTTCTGTAATTTTGCTCATCTCTTTTATTCCTCACTTTCATAGGTTACGCATAACGTGCCATCGACAACTGAAAATCCATATCCGTCCATCTGCTCTTTTAATGCGATGTCATTCTCAATGAGCTGTTTCGGTGCCTGGTTCACATTATCCGCATGGTTTGTGTCGGTTGTTTCCACTATCGGAATGCTGTCTTTGTAGGTAGCGGAACTCGGTTTGTATGCTTTCATGGTTTCCTCCTCTCTGCCGGATTAGAAAACATCATCCAGCGTGTATGTCATTTCAATATCGTTATCCTTTCCCTTTCTGGTAAAGGTCTTGATACAAACAATATCGCCGTTGGCATCATACAGCCCAATTTCACTGATATATTGTCCGGCAAGCTCTGATTCTCCAAGCGTGCATTCGTATCTGCATGTGGTTTCTGTGATAAAGTTATAGCCGCTGATAGGCTTACGGAGCAGTTCCTTTTTCAGTGCTGTCTGTGTTTCAGACGGAGAAATAACATTTCCTGCGCTGTCTACTCCTCCAGAGCCAAATGCCATGCCGACAATTTTAGGAAGTGTAATCGCTCCTGCTCTTGCCTGTACCATTTTCTTTCTGGCTGATTTTGTAATAATTACATTCTGTGCCATTCTTAGATAGTCTCCTTTCTGTTTAATGAATTAAGCAATCTTGAACCGTTCATTTTCAATGAACCATCAAAATATGCCAGATTCCTTTTCACTGTGCAGGTAGCATTTCCATAACTTTCAGAAATGGATGCCACCGGTATTTTGATATTTGCCGTAGTCTTATTGTCTGCTCTGCAATAATTCATCAGCAAGTTTCCATCCATCGGAACAGAGCCATCAAAAAACAAAGACTGCCAGTTAAATGCTTTCGCACTGACAGTCTGCTTCTCAATATGCATTTTTTCTGATAGCGGAACTTTCGCCCTCGCTGTCATTCGCTCAATATCCAACGTTTCTGCAATCCGAAATTCGCCCTCTTTGTATTTCACTCCGAGTCGCATTTCATATTCGATAGCCGCATCCATGAGATGTGAACCATCCCACAACTCGGAACCATCAAACCGTCGAGCTTTCCAGAACGGTATTTTGAATAGCAACCCTATATTGCTGACCATGAATTTTTCAGAAAACACAATTTCGAACATCGAATAGTCATTCACAAAATATGTTGTATGTGATTCCTTTAATTTATCAATCAGCTTTCGGACTTTCTTTGAATCCAGCGTGCCATCGCCATTGAAAAAAGCCTTAAATACATTCGGGTGAGGCGGCTTATACTTCAATGGTCCTGCATCGTGGCAATCTGCTATATGTACCGTAAATCCGGTTGCATTTTCCAGATACCGCTCCATAATGTACGGTGTCATTGGCGAATGATAATCTCTCTTTTCGTATATCGCTTGTCTGCGCTCCTGGTAAGAAAGATTTTCCTGCACCGGCAATCCCCATTTTATTTCATGCCAGCATAATCCCCAGGTCGCTGTTTCCGGGAAAAACTGTTCCGGTAATTCCTCCGCTAGCTTCAAGGCCTTGTCATATTCCAACCCCATGACCTGAAACATCCATTTGCCGACATACGATTTATCGTAAAATCCGGGTGTCACATAGGACAGCATTTTTAAGGCGCTCTCGCTCGTCGGGAATAATTCCAATTCTTCATCTGTCATCGTCCGTCCTCCTAACTTCTGAAATCAATCGTTCCAGTAACCGGATATTCTTCTTTCTCCAACTTGATATTGCTCATTTTGCCATTTATCAGGAATGTGTCGAAGTCCTCCACTCCATCAATGGCAGTTATCAGCGGGCGCACATCATTGTATCGAAGTATCCCCTCGTTTTTCGCCACACCGTAAACGGTAAGCACCAACTTTTTGAAATCTTCCTCCACACGCGACTTGTCCACCGATTCATCCAGCAACAATCCAGTAATGGTATAATTCATCTTTACAGTGGTTGCAGCCACGCATGACAGTTTTGCGCACGCTGTCGGCAATAATCGCTGCATCCGGTCATTCGGAGAAACAATGTAGTTATATACATCATTTATCAACTTTGCATTTGCCGGCTGTCCGTTTCCATCTACCAGTACCAGTTTTACGGTTCCGGGTCCATCAAAAGCCGCCACAACGATGCAATCTCCTGCGCCTGCTTCTTTCGCCCATCGGACAAAATCGCTGTCATTTCCGAGGTATGTTTTGCTGTTATCATATTCAGCAAATATCCTGTCGAAATAATCTCCGTCCTCTTCCCGTACCGTTCCGCCAGAAATCGGCTCTGCATTATCTATGCCGGTAATGTTCTTGTCACTTTTTGCCATGATACATACGGTATGCGCTGCCACGTTTGAACCGATACCGCTTTCAACTGCTGTTACGGCTACTGTTACAGTGCCATCATCAGCTATTGTGCAGTCCTCATTCGTGGCAAATTCTATCGCAGGGTTATCATCTACAGCCGGTACGCAAAAAACGGTGCCTGCGGCTATTACGCTGCCTGCAACACCGGTAATTGTTATGTTTCCAGTCGCATACTGTTCTGCGTGCCTTGTCACATGAACCTGCGCCCCATGCAAATCGAGCCAATCATCCCAGGCATACTGCGGAAACGCAAGCATTACTGCCCTTATCAGATGATAATTGATAAACTCTGATTTTTCCTCTGCCGCCGGTCTTGTGAAATCATAAGGAAATCCGGCAGGCATATCGTCTATATCATCCGGCAAGCTCGCCATCATTCGCTCGTGTATTTCATCGGTTGTGCTCCCATCGAAGCACTCCGGTCTATGAAATTCTGGTTGCGCCATCTTACCACCTCCGTTCTAAATATTGATTTGAAATACTTTGTCCCACTCTTTCCCCTTAACCTTGAAAGAGCAGTTCATGCTATCGCCGTTCCATTCAAACTCGAAATCTCGCACCCATTCAGTCCTCGGATTTACAAGCAGTGCATCTCTGATGGTTCGCTCCACCATTGATTCGACTGTCTTTTCATCGTCCTGCGCCAGTGCGTCCTCCATTTCAACACCTATATCGTTGGAATATGCAAGGCAGGAATATCGTTCTGTCATAGATACTTTCATGCACCAAATCATGTAGCCCTCTTCTCCGGTACACTCCACAACCTGGTTTGCTGCATTTCTCACGAAATCCCCTTTTTCGGGATTCCATTTCATTGTCCTTTTGTATTGTGTATCATACTCGGAACTTTCTTCGATAAACGCAGGAACGGCAACTGTTACAATATTTGCCATCGTTTACCTCCTACGAACCTGTTACAACGTCTATGACGCAGGCTTCATTCATTACCCACGCCACAAGCACCCTGTCCCCAGGCTTTATCTGTGGAGGCGTAATTGTGTGACCATGTGAACCATCGCCGCTTGAATGTCCTCCATGCTTTCCGCCGCTTGTTGTAAAAGATAATCCTCCTACGTGTCTGCATACCGAATATTGACCTTTCGGAATTGCTACTGGGAAAGTATTTGTGATGAGGCTGCCGTTTCCCCGGATTTCTCCAAAGTCCAGGCATAACGATGTATCATTTTCTCTTCGCATCCTGTCACTTAAAACATTTGCCAGCTTATTTGTACCGGCATTCGCATCGAAATTTTCCACGTTATCGCCTCCCATTATTCAAAAGTTCCATCATCCACCCATCCGTAAACATTGCTGCCACTGTCAGTGTGTATCAAGTGCCAGGGATGAGTTTTTCCAGAACCATTTTTGATTGTTATTTTCGCTTTTCCGGCTCTTGCGCTATATCCTCTTGAACCAGAATAGGACGATACATAATGCGTACCGCCCTTAAAATTTACAATATCTCCGACATTGTAATCCTTTTTCTTTGTTGTCTGTGTTGCTGTTTCGGTCTTAGCAAGTTCCAGGTCCATTGTCATGCTGTAATTATCGCAATCGTGCCGGATTCCAACCACGTAATAATAATTCTGTGCGGAACCTATCATAACGTAAACTAAATCGCCTTTTCGGATGAATGGCACATCTGGAGCCTGCACTGTGATTTCTTCATCAATCACACCATCTTCATCGATGATTTTTTGTGCGGCTGTCTTTGCCTCATCCAGGCTTTCGTCTTTTCCTCTGGTGTAGATTCTCTGACGGATTCCGTATTTTGTAAGCCCATCTACCGTTGCCTCGACCGGAGAATTACCATCATCGTCTGCCTGCCCCAGCACCTTTACCCTGGTAACAAGGCTTGCGGTGCTTATTGACTGGCTGATAGATTTTGTGTTATCCACCCGGAACACATAAACATCTGTGTTCGTGCCACGCTCCACCACATCTGCATACCCCTCCGCCGCCCGGATGATGAATTTTCCTCCGCCCTTTTTGTAGGCATCGTCCAAAACATCCAGCAACATATCAGATACATACGAACTGCTGTATTTCATTTTTTCGTGAGATACATTCGGTCCGCTATATCCTTTTGTGGGTATTCCCCACTCGTCAAATGCACCGGTCATAATGGATTTTGTACCGGTTCCTGCGGAATAAAATTTGTTGTCCTGGCTCCTCTGCAAATCATACAGAGAATCATATGCAACGCATTTTAGGGTATTGGAACTGCTTTGCTCCTGCGGATTCCATTCCTGCACCGTTCCCCTTGCCACTTCTCTGTCCTGCTTTCCTCCATCACTCGCAAAAATACCAATAAGACATCCGGGTTTGATTAACTCTGATAATCGCCCCGCAGATGTCTTATCATTCTTTGCTGTAAATGAAGTTCGGACAGAAATCTCATTTTTGTTTTCTTCCCAGCCAAGACCTGTGACAAATTCTTTTATGTTATACTGCTTTCCGCCACTATCCATAACGGTAAGTCGGTATGCGATTTTTGATAAATCTATCATCTTCGCACCTCCTATGCCGCCGGAATCGACAGCGTTGTTCCCGGCCATATCCAATGACCATGGTCTGAACTGCTTTTGCCATGTTTCTTGGCTGCCGCCTCAATCGTTGAAGCATTTGCATCGTAAATCTTCGTCCACTTTGTACCACTTCCAAGTTTTTGTGAAGCAATCCCCCACAACGTATCGCCACTGACAATCGTGTAGGAAGAGCCTTTATTTGAGTTATCATTTCTCGGAACTGTCTTTTTTACAAAGGCGGCAATTTTCAATTCGTTTGTTGTATAGATTTTCAGGTCTTTTGCCTGTGAAAATTTAATGCCATAGCTTACATCTCCATAAGCACCAAAAGGGTCGGGTGTAAATGAATCAATCGTAACATCCATGTTAATCCATGTTTCTGTTACAAGCAGATTCAGCACCGTTCCCTTTTCCTGCCATTCCCTCAACTGCTTAATGCACTTATCGGGTTTCTGGTAACTTTCCGCTTTCACAACCGCCAGATTCTTTCTGTCCGGTCCGAAGAAAACGGCATCCCATGAGATTTCCGCCACTTCTGTTCCCTTTGGCACCTTTACGGCACCCTGGGAGATAATATCATAGGTCTGATACTTCGTCCCAAGACTGCCGCTTATCTTCTCCGGCAACGAAGAGAACGTAAACGACTTCTTTTTATCAGCCGCTTCAAACAGTTTTATTTCCATCGCCTACCCCTCCTTCACTACCGGCATATTTGAAAATACCTGTTCCAGTCTGTCAGCAATTTCTCCTCCCAGTTCATCAGCCATTGACTTCATGTTCTTTCGGATAATTGCCATGATGCTTGCCTCATCCATTTTTCCGGTGCCTGAATCCGAAATATTGAACTGCGGTGACATCTGGATATTAAGGTTTATATTTGTCTTTCCGGTTTCCACTGTGCTCGAACTGCTCAAAGGTTCATCTGCGGTATCTGAATCGCTTTCTGTACCCTCTGTGAATCCGTTATAGCCTGTGGCTCCGTTTCTAATCGCTTCGGCTAACAAATTATCATTGAGAGATAAAAAGTCCGAAATGGAGCTGTAAGCAAACATTTCTGTTGCTGTACTTCCGATGGTTGTACTTCCACTTCCTCCACCTAAAGGTGCTGCCTCTCCGATGATGTTACCATTCGCATTTGCCTGTACTCCGAGAATGTCCCCAACCTCTTTGTACAGTTCCAGCGCTCTGTTTCTTCTGCCGGGAACTAAAGGTATGATTGCCTCCGGTCCCTCTTCTCCAACCCATGACAACTGCTTGTCATTTACATAACCGCCGCTTGCATGAGCCGATACAGTAAGTGTTGTACTTCCACTTCCTCCACCGCCTATCGTGAACGTCTTTGTCGGATTCACAAGTGAATAGTCCAGGGTTACGCTTACCGGCATTGTTGTAGAAACGCCTGCGCCAAACGCACTGTTTACGGAACTATCCGTATTTGATTTCAGTGCATCTACCGCACTGTTAATCTGTGCCATATCAGCATTTGTAATAGCACTGCTGATTCCACTTCCAACAGCCGCACCTACACCGGAGTAATCCGCAGCCTGGAAAGCTGTTGCCGCATCGGTTCCAGATTTCGTTCCAAGCTCCGCAAATGCTGTTGAGAATGCTGACGTATCAGTATTCAAAATCGAATCACTCATTTTCGTGCTTAATGTTGTGCCAATACTAGAAAAATCTGCGCTCTCGAAAGAGCTGTTCATCGCTTCTTTGTATTGCTCTACTATGGATTCGTATGCCTCATTGGAAATTGGACCGTACTCTGCCATGACTTCCTCCATCGTTGGGATGGATTCTTTCAGACTTTGCACGATTTCCTCTTTAGCTGTCGGTGCCATATTTTCTGCTGTTGCCACCAACTCCTGATAGATATTTTCAAAAGCTGATGTGTCTATTGTCATATCATCAAGTCCAAGCCATCCCATCATATCCTCCTGGGTCCAGCTTGATATATCCGGTTTTTCTGATAATGCAGTCTGTAAAGCAGCGTTCAATTTTTCAGAAACGCTACCCTCCATATCCGGCATAATACCGGCAAGCTCATCATTCCAAGCCTCTGCTATCGTATCCAGATTGAAACTTGATACTCTCACCTCCATATCGTTGATGTTTGCGTAATATCCATCGGTAGCCTGCTGTACAGCCGCATCGTACTGCTCCTGCGTGATAGCTCCCTCGGATAACTGCAAATTAAGGTTTGTGAGGGTTACTGTAAGCGCATTATCATAAGTTTCTTTGAAAGAACTTACCTGTGCCTGCAACTCCTCCTGCAACTGATTGAATGAATCAATATCAAGACTTGCACCATTTCCGTACTTGATTTTCAAGGTCTGGAACGATGCATCCTCCTGCGCTTTTGATACTTTCTCTGTAATTTCTGTAATCTGTTCTTGCAGATTTGTGATTTCTTTCGATTCATCCAGCGTGATAACTCCATCTTCCAGGGCAATGTTCACTGTATCACTCAATTTTCCCGATAGTTCTTCTATCTGGGATTTCATGTTGTTATACATACTGTCAAGCCCCTCTGTGCTGCCCTCGCCGTTTGTAAGCAATTCTAGGGCAACTGTAGCCTCGTAATGGCTGTTTTCGATGTAGTCCTGCGCCGACTTCACAAAATTATCAATGGATGTTTTGTAATCATCCACATCCGTTTCGGATAACTGCATACCCAGACCAACTTTCCAGTTTTCCTTTTTCATCGTGGAAACAGAACTCTCCAAAGATGATAAGGATTCTTTTGCGCTCTCCGTTGCCTCATTGAACTTTGTAATTCCATCGCCCATATCAGCAAACGTGATTTTGTTCGCAAGGTCTTTAATTTCACTAAGCGATAACTTTATGTTACCGAAAGCCTCTTTTCCGACCTTTGCAACATCCTCCTGGATGTATGATGCAAGCTGTTCTGCGGTTACGGAACTGTCATTCATTGCATCGTTCAAATCATCATTCGCAAATCTTACTTTGTCGATTGATAATCCAGTGGCATCGAATACCTTTTGAGCTTTTTCAGCTTCTTTCTGCATCTCCTCCACATTGTCCTGATACTCTTTCTTGACCTTGTTTCCCTTTATCCAACCTGCAATGCCTCCAACTCCTGCGCCTACCAAGGCACCTACCGCAGTACCAAGACCAGGAATAATGCTACCGATTGCCGCGCCTGCGGCTGCTCCGGCTGCAACTCCCCCTGCTTTCCATGCGGCGGATTCTCCATAAGCTGACTTTTCGGCTTTATCATCGGATTTCAATGCTTTGTACGCATCAATTCCTGCACTTACAAGTGTTGCTCCTGCGGCTACCCCTCCGGCTGTACCGGCTGTTCCTGCCGCAATCAATCCTGCACCGGTAGTGGCTCCAGAACCGAGTGTGTTTCCAATCATACCCATCGTTACGCCAAGTCCTTTTAGACCGGTTCCCTTTGCGGCTGAACCTATGATTGAACTTCCAATACTTCCGGCCAGTGATGTTCCGGTGGCTGCATCTTTACCGAAAATTGCTTTTCCTACGCTGAAAGCACCTTTGCCAAGGCTCGCAACTGGACCTGCGATTTTGGCAAGCATAATTGCAGAAAAAATGGAGGATAAATCTGCCGATTCTCCCCCTGGAAGTAACTTTCCTGCGCTCTTTACCATATTTCCGAAGCCCTCAAACAGTTTGCTTGCTATCGCATCTGTATCGAACCCCTCTGCAAATCCTTTCGCAAACGAAGCCCCAACGCTCGCACCCTCATTCAAAGTGTCCGAAACATCCACTCCAAGAAGTGTTAATATTCCGAGCTTTAATCCGGTTCCGATGCTGGTTCCCATATCGCCTGCAATATCTGCGATTTTCTGCTTTCCGGTGCTGTGCCACCATTCGCTGAACGGTTCTGCGATGAAATCATCCCAGGCAAGTTTCACTTTTCCGAAGAAATCCGCATTTTTCCACTCATCCGACTGTGATAATTCTTTGAATTTCCTCTTCATTCGGTCCACTTTGCTGTCTACCCAGTCCATCATCTCATTAAGTCCCTGCTCAACTTCCGGCATCTGCTCCGTCAGCCAATCCGCAATGCCTCTCACATAAGGAGATAATCTTTCTCCGAATGAGATTTTTACTCCATCCATAGCTGATTGCAGCAATGTGATTGAACCCTCTAAGTTATCCAGCATAGTGTCAGACATTTTAGATGCGGCTCCATCTGCATTGTTGATAGATTCAGCCAGTTTGTTGTAATCGGATTCTGTCGCATTGATAATTGCCAGCATACCAGACATAGCCTCTTTACCGAAAATGGTACTTGCGGCTGCTGTCTTTTCGGTTTCAGATAATCCTCCCAGGCTTGAACGTAAATTATCAAGAACGCCTTTCAGCGTTTTCATATTTCCGTTGCTATCCGTAAGGCTGATTCCGTATTTCTTCATGGCGGTTGCCATCTTATCTGTTGGTGCCGCCATATTCGCCAACGCTGTTTTTAAGGATGTACCAGCCATCGAACCCTTTACGCTTGCATTTGCCATCAGTCCCAGGGCAAGAGATGTGTCCTCAACGCTGTACTTCATCGCTCCTGCGATTGGTGCAACATATTTGAAAGATTCTCCCATCATGGAAACATTGGTATTTGCACTCGCCGCCGACTGTGCCAATACATCTGAAAAATGCGCCGCATCGCTGGCTTTCAAACCAAACGCTGTGAGCGCATCTGTTACAATATCACTGGTTGTTCCTAAATCCTCCCCGGATGCAGCTGCCAGGTTCAGGATTCCCTCGATACCATCAAGCATCTGCTGTGAATCCCATCCGGCCATAGCCATATAATTAAATGCCTCTGCACTCTGCGTGGCGGTAAATTTTGTGGTCGCTCCCATCTCCTTTGCCTTGGCTGTTAATTTATCGAATTCACTGCCGGTTGCCCCGCTTACTGCTTTGACCTGTGACATAGCGGCCTCGAAGTCCTTATATGTATCAATCGTATCTTTCAATCCGATACTGACACCGAGAACCGCCCCCACTTGCAAGATTGGATTTTTTAGGAGGTTTATTACGCCTCGTATCGGTGCGGTGGCAAGGTCTACTGCTTTCATTGTCACGCTCCAGGTCTTTCTTCCAAAACTGGTAAGACCACCCTTGATTGTTGACAATATTGGTGAAATCTTATCTTTCGCCTCCAACAGCACCGAATACTTTTCTTTCGCCCATGATAACAAACTTTTCTGTGTTTTCTGTGCCGACCGGTCAAACTTTGTAACCTCATCATTTGCCTTTTTC